AACACATTCATGGGCTTCAACATCTTGACAATGGGCGATCGTGATGAGGGTGGCATTCCCAAGCCGTCCACTCGTACTTGCTTTGCCTGGCACAAGGATTCCATGGGCTATGCTGAGTCAATGGCTCAGAAAACCGAAGTCAACTATGTCCCAGAAAAGACATCGTTCTTGGTTAGCTCCATGTTCTCTGCTGGTTCCGTCTCAATCGACGGCGAAGGCATTGTCAAAATTTCTTGCACTGAATAAGGAGAATAAGACATGGCATTCGCAACAGCAAACTGGGCAACCGTTGCCGCTTCAAAGAGCGGTAATGCACCAGCTATCTATAGCTACAAATCTTCCGGCGACAACAAAGCTGCTATCGCTGGCTCTGGCTATTTTAACAAAGTTGAAGCTCTTATCACTACTGGTGATTGGATCTACACATACGGAAGCGATGGCGGTCAAACGCTCGTAGCTACCAACACATCAGGCGTTATCACAACGGCTGTAATCTAAAGAAAGAGGGAGCTGGTTCCGGCTGGCTCCCTCCACCCTTACGGAGAACGATTATGGCTGCTGGTGATACCTCTCTTTCTATCTGCTCTGATGCACTAATATTGCTGGGCGCTTCTCCGATATCTTCGTTCACAGAGGGATCTGACTCGGCCCAGGCTTGTGATCGTCTATATCCAGACCTCAGAGATTCTTTGCTATCAAACTATCAATGGAGCTGGAGCGTTAAGAAGGTGCAGCTAAACCGCCTTTCTACTGCCCCCATTGACGAGTGGAAGTATGCTTACCAAATGCCAGGGGATATGCTCTCCGGCGTGCTGGCCCTATTCACTAGCGCAGGAATTGGTGAAAACCCCGTCCGGTATGGATGGGAAGTTTACGGCGATCAGATCTATACAAATTTTGAGAAGATATTTATCGACTACCAAAGTGCGATTGATGAGAGCAAGATGCCTAATTACTTTGTGCGCCTCCTTCGTACATCTCTCGCTGCTGAGTTAGCGTTTACAATTACCGATCAGATCAGCAAGTCGGATTACTTCCGGTCTTTGGCATATGGATCTCCTGGTGAATCAAACCGGGGTGGGCTGATGCGCGAGGCTATGAACATAGATAGCCGTGGCAAGCCACCACAGATCATTGAGGATTATTCTCTTATTGATGTGAGATACTAATATGCGGATTATGCAGTTCCAAACGAACTTCTCGGTTGGCGAACTTGATCCTCTTATTCGCGCTCGAACCGATCTGGCTCAATATAAGAACGCGCTTGAGGAAGCCACTAACGTCATTATTCAACCGCAAGGCGGGTTTAAGAGGCGTGATGGCATGAAGTTCATCTATGACTTTGGCTCAAGCTTTACTGACTTCAAGGTGATCCCGTTTGAGTTCAGCGTGGATGATAGTTACCTTTTGGTGTTCGTCAATCAAAGGATCTATGTGTTTAAGGCTGGTGTCTTGCAGGCCAATATCAACGGCTCTGGTAACGATTACATTACGGCAACAGACATAACCACAGCAATGCTAGACGAGATCAACTATACGCAAGCGGTCGATACTCTCATTCTCTGCCACGAGGATCTGCAAACTAAACGCCTGGTTCGCAACAGTGATACGAGCTGGACGATAGAGAACTTGCCAATTACTAACTTGCCTCAGTACGCATATGCCTTCGATACGCATATGCCTGATTTCACAATCACGCCCAGCGCAACAACAGGTAACATTACAATTACCGCGTCTGGTGCAACCACTGATACCGGTACGGCTCAAGCTGGCGGTTCTGCTACAATCACACTAAAGTCTTCATCAAGCTATACTGGCGACGATCAGCCAAATGGTATGTTCATAACATTAACTTCCGGTACGGGATCTGGTCAGACGCGCCATGTTGAGGATTACGTTGCGTCCACAAAGGTTCTGACTGTCTATCCGGCCTGGGATACTGCGCCTGACAATACCACAGGTTACAAGGTCGAGGCGTTTGCGCCTGCTGCCGTTGGCGAATACGCCCAGGTGACAAGCACGTTTGGCCGCGCTCGATATGTTGAGTATGTTTCTCCGACTGTAATGAAGGCTGTCACGGAAGTAGATTTCTTTGACACGGATGCCGTTACTACTGGCTTCTGGGAAAGTGAGCATGGGTATGAAGATGTTTGGTCTAATGCCCGTGGCTGGCCGCGCTCTGCTGCATTCCATGAGGGGCGGCTATACTTTGGTGGATCTAAGTCTCGACCCAATACAATTTGGGGTTCCGGTGTAATCAACTATTTTGACTTCAATGCCGGTACTGGACTTGATGATGAGAGCGTTGAGGCAACGATCAATACCAATCAGCTCAACACAATTGTCAATCTGTTCTCTGGCAACGACTTCCGCATTTTTACAACCGGCGGTGAGTTTGTAATCTTACAGGGAACGAATGAGCCGATCACTCCATCGACATTCTTTGTGCGGCCTCAGACTCGCCTCGGGTCTAAGGCTGGTATTCCAATTGAGGATCTGAATGGCGCGTCAATCTTTATTCAGCGTCAGGGCAAATCAATTAACGTGTTCCAGTTTGGCGACACGACTGCATCCTACCAGGTACAGAACATATCAGCACTAAGCTCTCACTTACTCAAGAACCCTGTTGATATGGCTGCGCGCAGGGCTGCATCGACAGATGAGTCGGATCGCTTGTTTGTGGTGAACGGCACTGACGGATCTATGGCGGTTTACTCTATCCTGGTTGGTCAGAATGTTATTGCACCCAGCCGGTTCGTTACAGATGGTGAGTATATCGCTGTCGGCGTAGAGGTTGCAGATGTCTATGTAATTGTTAAGCGCACGATAAACGGGTCCAATAATTATATGCTGGAGAAGTTTGACCCAGATCTCACGCTGGATAGCGTTAAGAGCGGTGGAGCGGCCTCCTCAGTGACGATGAACCAGTTACAGGGGAAGACAGTCCAGATCATAAGGGATGGCGTTCTAGAGCCTTCTCAGGTTGTCCCTGCCTCGCCATACACGATTACCTTTGTCTCACCAGCTACGTCCAGCTATCAGGTTGGGCTGAACTATACAGTCACAGCCAGGACAATGCCTGCGGAGCCGGTGCTTTCCTCTGGATCTGTGCAAGGCTTTAAGAAGCGGATCATCCAGGTTGATGCCATTGTGAACAGCACGAAGGATATGACGATCAACGGCAAACAGGTTTCGTTTAGGAACTTTGGAGAGGATGTGCTGGACTCACCGGTTGAGGCCTTCACTGGCATAAAAACTATGCACGGTTTGTTAGGTTATAGCGGAACAGGGCAGATTACTATTAGCCAAAATGTTCCATTGGAAATGATTGTTCTCGGTCTTGAGTACCGGTTGAGCGTAGGGAGTTAAGACATGGAAGCAATGTCAGTTATAGGACCGATAGTATCAGTCGGCGGTAAGATTGCTGCGGCTGGTGCGCAAAGAGATGTTGGCCGCGCTCAACAAGCGGGTTACGAACAGCAAGCACAGGCTGCGGAGTTAAAGGGTCGGTCTGAAGCGATTGCTTATAAACAGCAGGGCGCGGATGCTTTGAGAAATTTAAATGAAACACTTGCGGCAATTGTTGCTCGTGCCGGTGCTGGTGGTGTAGATCCTACATCTGGATCGGCTGCAACTATGCAGATGTTTGCTATGTCGGAAGGTAGCAGAGAGGCTGCGGTTGCAAAAGACAATGCAGCTCTTGCTCTTGGAGAAGCTTACACGCAAAGCGGAATTTATAGATCAGCTGGGTCAACCGCAATGAAAAGCGCGAATGTAAGTGCTGCCGCAACACTGGGCGAGGCTGCTTACATGGCCGGTAAATTAGCATAGGTTAGGTTAAAGAATGGCACAACTTCCACGATATCAGCGACTAGGGGTAAGAACCCGTCAGCCAGGTAGCATTGATTTCGCGGATACGCGGGAGCAAGCAAGGTATTCTCAGAACCTTTCGCAGCAACTAGATCGAATGTCTCAGTTTGCTTTTAAGGAAGCATCTAGGGCTGCTGAAGTAAGGGGTCAGGAACGTGTGCGCGAAGAGGGCGCTGTTGAAACTCTTGAGGCTATTGATAAAAAGGGCGGTGCGTTTAGTATTGCCGATCAGGCTGCATATGCACTTGGAAGTCGTGTTGCTGTAGCCGAAATACAAAATACCGCTGAAATCGAAACTATGCGGATTTTGAACGATGCAGAAAGGAATGAAACTCCCTTCTCTAGGGTTCAAGAGCAATTGTCGGATCTTACACTCGGTTACTCAGAATCACTGAGGGTAATTGATCCAACCGCTGCGGCTGTTTTAAGAGAAAACCTAAACGGCGCAACAGCCAAGGCGACAGAAAGATATTCAAATTGGTATGTAAATCTACAAGCTCAAAAGCAAAAGGTAAAAGCTGCCAATGCGGCGGATCTGCAATATAACAATGTTATACAGGGCGCGATCCTTCCAGGTTCAAACGCTGTAACAATCAAACAACAGATTGCTAAATCTATTGAGCTTCTTTCTGGCATGGGGTTGTCAGAAAAACAATTAAAGGCTTTTGAGCTTAAATCATACAGTGATGCTATTAAAGAAAATGCTATTTTTAACTTCAACTCATCTTCGGTTGAAGAGCAACAAATAACATTAAAGCGAATGGAGACTGTTCCTTTTACGGGAATGACTTTAGGGGAAACTCAAACTTTCAGAAAAGGCCTCCAAGGAACATACAACAAAAACGTAGCGATGAGAGAGCAAAAGGTTTCAAATGTTGTTTCACTGATTAGTGATCAAGATGATATTGCTACTGCTGGGGGTGTCGTTTCTCAAAAAATGCTAACAGAGATAGAATCTCAGCTCGATGCTTTTGGGCCAGAAGGCGATAGGGCAAGAGCTGCTTATGAGCGCATGACCTTTGATATTGATACTGCTAATAATCTCAAAGCTATGATGCCTGCTGATCTGGCCAGCTTTGTTACCTCAATAGAATCTGGTCTTCCTGGCGTTGGTGAGCCTGGTCGGGATACAGACGTAGAAGTTAAAACGTATGATTTCGCTGTTAAAATGTTGGATCAGTTTAATAAGGACATAGAAGACAATCCGATTTCCGCTGCTATGAAAAGACAACTCACCGATGATAATAATAACTTAATTCAAATTAAGCCAATTGATTTTGGTCAAGATCCCAATCGTGTGGTTGCAGATCTTAGTTTAAGGTTTGACCAAGCAAAGCTAGTCTCTAACGCATATGGGACACCTCTTACTTTATTTACCAAAGAGGAAACAAAATTGTTTTCCAATGCTCTTAAATCTGCGTCTTTGAACGATAGGTTGATTGCCTTGGAATCTGTTGTTGCAAGTGGAGATGCTATTGCGCTTCAAGCCTTTGAGGAGCTTGCTGGTACAGATGGAGCGTTTTATGCCGCCGTAGGTGCTTCAATGGTTTCTGGAAACAGAGATGTGGCTACCCGTGCGCTAGAGGGCCAAGCTATTATTGAGACAATGGGCAAGCCTAAACTTACATCAGACGCCGGTATGCCAGACGCAGATTCAATTTCTAATGAGGTGTTTAGATCTGTATTCGGTGAAACCCGAGACGCTATACCGGCTTACAGAGCGATGGCTGAAAACCTGTACGCTTTCTATGCGGAAGGCGCTACCGAGTTTGATGAAGTTCTTTGGAGAAATTCTTTGAATCAGGCTGTTGGATTTAATCCTGAGGATGGAACCGGTGGTATTGATACAGTCAGGTCTGTTTCAACACTTATTCCTAGTGGGAATACTGCTCTTGATGTGTCTAACGCCTTAATAGAAATGGACGCAAATATACTTTCTGCGGCTACATTAACGGGGCAAACAATAGCTCCTGAAATGTTTGAGGCTCTGTCCGGCGAGATCGAGCTATCTTTAGTTGATCCTGGGGCTAATATATATCAGGTAACAAAAAGTGAAGGAACCTCTGGAGATTACAATCTTGTCTCTTTGGGGGGTGACAACTACGGATTTCTGTATAAAGACAGTGGCATTGAAGTTGTGGATGACAAAGGCGATATACTTGTATTTGACCTAAAAAAAGTAATTGAACTTACTGCCGCCCGTGGCCCGGTTTATTATACGCAGGATCAGAAAGATGCGCTTGATGCTCAGAAGGATGTGGGGCAAGGAATTATTCCAGAACCATTGCTGGAGAAAATGGCTAAGCCGGGCATTGGCGTAATACCATCAACTATTGTGTCTACGACAACATCTCTTGCGGAAACCGTATCAGACGTTGCTGAAGCTGTATCTGAAATCCCGGCTGCTGGTGCTACCGCTGTAAGTGAGTTGGACGAGAGAGAGGCGATACAAGCTAGCTTAATTGAGCTGCGGAAGAAATTTGAGCCAGGAACAAGTGCACACAAATACCTTAGCGCCTTTATTATACGTGCGTTTGATTCAAATAAAGTTTCCGTGGAAGATCTAAAAGCCGTGGAAAGTGATTTTAAATGAACCTTGGAAAAGCAGATATAAAGTTTTTAAATTCTGACCCAAGAAGGAAGATGTCAGCTCCCGCTGCTACATGGGTTGAGAATGTTGTAAAGGCTAAAGACGTAGGTTTTTTAAATGGTGACGCTGGATCAAACTCTCCAGGTTTTGCCAAGTCACAAATCTGGGAGCCTATAATTGAATCGCTTAATGAAACTGAGTTTTTGAATAACGGCGAGAGATGGACTAACCCTGCTCGATATTTAATATCTGCGCCGACTACTGGACAGTATAAGTCTGAAAAAGCTTATAACAATGCGATTGAAAAAATCTTTTCTACTATCCGTCAAAATCAGATAAATCTTTCTTCTGATCTAAAGCAGGTAAATAAAAGCTTTATTGAGAAACAAACTGTTGAGTTAGTAAATAGAGAGCGTGCTGAGTTGCAAAAGCTTTCCGATGATAACCCTGGGTTTTTGTATGGAACGGCTCGGTTCGGTGGCGCAATGGCTGCATCATTAAGCGATCCAGTTACTCAGCAAGCTATGATGTTAGAAGGCGCTGTTGCCATTGGCAGAAGCATGTGGCGTCAACTATTTAATTCTGCTGTCTTAAATGGTGGCGCTGGTGCTTTTTCTGAAATTGCAGTTAAAGAATGGTATGATGAGCTTGACGTTGATTATGAGTTTTCTGACTTTGTGGCTAATGTTTCTGCAAACGCTGCCTTGGGCGCGGCTCTTCCCCTTGCTGGTGCTGGCATAAAACTAACAGCTAATCAAGCAAGGAAAGGGTACTTAGCTCTAACTGGAAACAACCAGCGTGGCACATTGGAAAATCGTGAAATGGCTGCGGGTCTCTTGGAGGCTGAAGAGTTTGAAGAAGTAGAAAACCCACTTCAATCAGCCACACCCAATGAAGCTCAATATGTTCACAACCAAAGGCTAGTTGAGGCTGGTGCTGCTGCGGCTAATGCACAGCCACCGGCAATGTCTCCAGATGCTCCATTGCCTATGAGCGCCGCTTCTGTGAGTGCAGCTAATCTTGAAGGCGTAAACCTTATATCTATGGTGAAAGCCTCTGATATTGGTGTTGATGCGGAAACATTCCAATTTAAAGCAGAGGGTGATGAGTTTGGCGTTACTGCAAGGCTGCAAGGCGTCCAAACATTCAACCCATATTGGGCTGGCACTGTTAGCGTTTATGAATATGCAGATGGTCGAAAGGTTATTGCAGACGGGCATCAACGTCTTGGATTAGCTAAACGCATTATGGCTCAAGATCCGTCCCAGGATATCAGTTTACACGCATATACATTTAGAGAAATAGACGGTATCACGCCGGAAGAAATGCGCGTAGTCGCTGCGTTGAAAAACATAGTAGAGGGAAGCGGCACAGCAATTGATGCTGCAAAGGTCTTGCGTGTAGATCCTTCTAGGCTTCCAGATTTGCCACCAAATTCAGAGCTTGTGCAACAAGCTAGAGGCATAATGCCGTTAAGTGACAATTCATTTGGCATGGTTGTAAACGGGGTTGTACCGGCTAAGTATGCTGCATTTGTGGGTCGGTTGATTGACGATAGCGATTTGCAAGACGCAGCAATGAGTGTGCTTGCCAAAGCCAACCCAGAAAACAAATTCCAAGCGGAAGCTATAGTTCGCCAGGTTAAGGAAACCCCTTCAGAGCAAGTAACTCAAATATCTTTGTTTGGCGAAGAGCTAATGACAGAGAGTTACTATTTCGAGCGTGGTAAAATTCTGGACAGGGCTTATAAAGAGTTGCGCAGAGATAAAGCTGCGTTTGAAACACTTGTAAGAAACGCTGAAAGGTTGGAAGCTGAAGGAAACATCCTTGCGGCGGATGCAAATCAAAGAAAGGCGGCTACAGATGCCCAAACGATCACGCTCCTCCAAGCGCTTGCAAACCGCAAAGGGCCGCTCTCAGACGCCCTCAACGATGCAGCAAGGACAGCAAGGGACACAGGAAGCTATGGCCCAGCCACAAGCGGATTCCTTGATGCTGTCAGACGATCAATTGACGCAGGCGATTTCCAAAGCATATCTGCTGGCGACATTGGACGCGGCGTCGATGGTACAGCGGAGGTCACGCGACCTTCAATTGAAGAGCCAATCCTAGAGGGATTTGACGAACCTACAGGGCCAGCTTCAGATCAACAGACCGGGCAGCTTATAACAGATATGTTCGGTGCTGAGGAACCAGTTGTTACTCAGCGGCTTGACGTTTCTCCAATAGAGGAAGATGTGGTTGCGGTTCAAGAAATCAAAATGCCGATTGATGACAATCTTCCACCAGATCAAATCCGCGCGCAAGTTCGATCATTAACTGAAGAAAATACTCCAATAATTAAAAATTTAATTAAACGTATTGATGAAAAATTTGGCACTGAATCAGGCGATAACATTAAAGATCTAGCTAAAGTTATACAAAAAGCAAACCGCCCATCAATTTTAGCTAAAAAGCCTTGGCATAAAGTGTCTCATATTAGAGATAGCTATAGGTTTAAAACCGTTATCAAAGATTTTAGAGATGTCCCGGCTATATTTAATGAGCTTCTAGCTAGTGGCATCAGGCTTGTAAAAGTCGATACAGGTAAACTATTCGATCCAAAAGAATGGGGATGGCGGATTATCGCGTTTGATCTGCGTATGCCTAACGGTCAGCTAGTCGAGTGGTATCTGCCGATCAAAGAGTTAGAAGCGCAGAAAAAAGCCGAGGGGCACTTGCTATTCGAGGAATGGCGAAACAAAACCCCAGAGGAAATCCTAGAGCAGAATGACGCATATATGGAAACCATCCGAAAAAGCTGGAATGGTTACGACCAAGCGTTTCAGTCTTCGTTAGACCGTATGGGCATTTCGATAGAAGATGCAGCGGCTTCCTGGTCTAAGGCGGAAAGTTCCATGCTGGAAGCTGCGCGGAAATCACCAAGCTCATCTGGCATGATTACATCGTCAGGTGTTCGTGGTGCGGAGGTCCAGGTTCCGTCTAGTGTACGGATGGCTGACGAGCCATCGGTCCAGAAAAGCATAGCACGGGATGTGCCTTCTTCTATAAGTGCAAAATCTGTTTCAGACATTGAAGATACCTCCGATATTGATTTAGATATCACTTTGGCGCCGGATGTCAATATGGATCTTGAAGTTCCTGTAGGTCAGAGGCTCAATCTGGAGACAAACGAGCTTGAGGCTGTTTCAATGCCATTGAAAGACATTCGCGCTATGATGGATGAAGAAGACGCTGTAATGAAACGGTTGGAGTTCTGTACGATATGAGTTTTAGAAAATGTATTGATGATGGTGTTGCTGCCGGTGAGCTTTCTTCTGAAAAGGCTGAGGAGATTAAAAACCTTTTTGGTGATCTTGAGGTTCAATATAATAAGCAAATGGGTTTTGCTGCGGCCAGCTCCAAAGCTGCCTTAGATACATCTGCGGCTATAAATAAATTATCGAAGGAAAAGAAACGCCGTGCAATGCTACAGGCTAAAACCTGGACAAAAATACGAATGCACATGGATACATTCGTAACGGCGGTTACAGGTGAGCAAGACAAATACAAAGCTACATTTGATATCTTTGAGCAATCTGTAACATCTCGCTTTAACAGTGTCGCCCAGGTGCAAAGCGCAATCCGATCCAGAGCAACATCGAAAATGGATCAGTTTCTTGGAACCTTTAAAAGAAACATTATTGGAGAAACTAGGGAAAAAGCAAAGTTAGAAAATGTTATTAGTGAAATATTCAAGCCAGGATCAACCGATGATGTTTCAGCGCGACAAATGGCTGAAGCTTGGGCAGAGGCTGCTGAGTATTTAAGGTTAAGGTTTAACGCTGCTGGTGGTGCTATACCGAAGCGAAAGGATTGGGGTATGCCTCAATTCCACAACTCTGTTGCGGTTGCTGCTGCTGGATTTACTTCGTGGCGCGATACGATCCTTCCAAAGCTTGATGTTAATAAAATGATTGATGAGCAAACGGGATTGCCATTTTCTCCGCAAAAGCTTGAGCTTGTTTTGAAAGATGTTTTTGAAACTATCCGGACAAACGGTCAGAATAAAAACAAACCTGGGAGCTTTGCTGGGAACCAATCGTTTGCTTCACGACATCAAGACCATCGTTTCCTTGTATTTAAAGATGCTGACAATTGGATGAAGTACCAAGAGGCGTTTGGAAATCCTAATGCTTTCGATGTTATGATGGCTCATATCGACAATATGTCCAGAGACATTGCTTTGATGGAAGTGATGGGTCCAGATCCAAAGACCACTTTAAGATTTATGAAAGACACTCTTACAAAAGAGGCCAGTTTATCTGGTGATGCAAAACAAATTAATAGTGCATCCAAAGCAAATGCGTTTCTTGATGATCTGTATTCCGCCACGGTAGGAACAAACAATGCGCCGGTAGATGGCGTATTAGCAACAACTATGGCTGGCACAAGGAATGTTCTTCATTCGGCCCAGCTTGGTAGCGCAGCTATTGCCGCTATAACCGATACTAATTTTGGGCGGATAGCCAGGACAATGAATGGCCTTCCCCAAACTAAGATGATTTCAAAGTATTTAGAGTTTATGAACCCGCTTTCTCTTGAGGAAAAGGGCCGGGCAGCAATTAGGCTGGGTCTTACTGCTGAAGGATGGTCTACCTTGGCCGCTGGGCAGATGCGTTATGTCGGGGAAATATCTGGTCCAGAAGTAACTAGGCGAATATCTGATTTTGTTATGAGAGCTTCGTTGCTTTCTCCATGGACGCAGGCGGGTAGATGGTCCTTTGGTATGGAGTACCTCGGATTCTTAGCTGACAATGTTAATTTGCAGTTTAAGGATCTCCCTGCAAATATGCAAAAGAGCATGGAACATTATAATATTGGCGCTGAAAAATGGGAGATTATGCGTAAAACCCCTCTATATGATTATGAGGGTGCGAGGTTCCTAAGAGCTGAGGATATTGAAAACCGCACCGATATAAACCAAGAGCTTGCCCGTGACCTTGCAACAAACCTATCTGTAATGATTGACACAGAAACTAACTTTGCTGTGCCTAGTAGCTCTCTCCGTGGCCGTGTGGCGATTACAGGTGATGCCAAGCCAGGGACATTAGCCGGTGAGCTTACAAGATCCTTTGCAATGTATAAGAATTTTGGTGTTACCCTAGTAAACACGCACATCATGCGTGGATTGGCCCAGCCTACGGGCAGAGGAAAAGGCGCTTATTTTGCAGACCTTATGATAAGCACAACACTTATGGGCGCTTTGGCAATGCAGCTAAAGGAAATGGCAAAAGGTAGAGACCCACGGCCAATGAACACCGCTGAGTTTTGGGGCGCTGCTTTCATGCAGGGTGGTGGCCTTGGTATCTATGGCGACTTTATGTTTGGCAGCGTTAATAGGTATGGTGGCGGCTTGGCTGAAACTATTGCCGGTCCCGTAGTCGGATTTGCAAACGATGTTTCTCAGCTAACAGTAGGCAACATACTCCAGGCTGCACAAGGTAAAGACAGTAATGCCGCAAGCGAGTTCATTGGGTTTGCCGGACGATATACTCCTGGATCTAGTTTATGGTATGCACGACTTGGCCTTGAGCGATTGGTTATTGACCAGGGTAAACTGTGGGTCGATTCTGATACGCGCACAAAGATGCGTAGAAGTGCCTCTAAGTATAGAACACAATACGGTCAAAAATACTGGTGGTCACAGGGCGAGGCTCTCCCCGAAAGATCTCCAGAGCTATCAAACGTGTTTGAGTAAATGGAACAAATCTGCTATAGAGTGAGCAAAGGAACGGGAAAACGACATGAGTGATATTGCAATCAATCCAGTAACGCGGCGCGTTCAGTTCACAGGTAATACTGGAACAGGTCCATTCGCCTTTACGTTCAACGTCTTAAATAGTAGCGATATCGCAGTGTATAAGAACACTACGTTGCTAACCTTAACAGCAGATTACACGGTTACAATTGCCGCAAATGGCACTGGATCTGTGACGCTTCAAACTGGTCAGGCTGTTATTTCTTCTGACTATGTAACAATTATAGGTGGACGCAACCTGGAGCGAACCACTGATTTCGTTACTGCCGGTGACTTGCTGGCTTCAAGCCTAAATGAGCAGCTAGACAGCAATGTTATTATGTCTCAGCAGCTTGATGAGAGCTTTGGGAGAGCGCTGTCCGTAAGTCCTGGCGATGTTGATGTAAGCATGACTCTACCAGCCGCGGCCTCTAGGGCAAATCAGGTTGTAGCGTTCACTAGCACGGGTGCAGTAACTACCACTAACCTTACCGACCTGCCAGAGCTGACCGTTGACAAGCTAAATGTTGATAATCTTACTTTAGATGGCAACACGATTAGCACCACCAATTCTAATGGCAATCTAATACTTACGCCGAATGGCACTGGCGATGTTGTGGTTTCTGGTGATCTTGTGGTCAACGGGACAACGACAACCATTCATAGCACTGTGGTAGATATTGCAGATAAAAACATAACGATTGCTTATGGATCTTCGGATGCGGCGGCTGCAAACGGAGCTGGTATTACTGTCGATGGCGCTGATGCTACGATGAACTATTACAGCACTCCTGACGGGTGGGAGTTTAATAAGGCTGTAACTGTTGGATATACTGGAAGCACTCCGCAAGATCTTGGGGGCGTTTTAAATGTTTACTCAAGCAGCTCAAGCGTACCAGGGATGGTTATCAAAAGCTCTTCTACTTCTGTAGATCCAAAAATTCAGTTTGAATACTCAAGCCAGATCTGGACTGTAGGTCAGGACTCAAGCAGTGATGATTTCAAGATTATTAACGGAACTAATCTTAATAGCTCCGCTGAAATTCACATAAATACAGACGGTGATGTGGCTCTTGGCGGCGTTAGTCATTATTCCAACTATGAGCTATCCGTTCCACAAAGAGTTGCGATTAGATCTGGATCGGCTGTAGCCGGTATTGATTTTGCTGGCACGACTGAGCTTTTATTTGATGGGAATGTTGGTGGCACAAATGGCAGCTTTGCCAAGTTTAGGTTTGCTAGTAATGAATCCACAAAAATGGAAATTGATGGCACTACCTTAAAGGCACATGCCTTTGCATCGGTAAGTGGCACCGGCGTATCTGTTACCGATGATCTTAAATTTAGTGACAACAAAAAAGCTGTGTTTGGGGATAGCACTGATCTTAGTGTATATTTCGATGCTAGTGCAAATAAAAGTTATATATCTCACACCGGAAGCGGAAGCTTTCCAGTATTAGAGTTTAATACTGATGGCTATGATATGCGCTTTCTAGGCGGTGGTTACTTTATGATTAGAGCTACGCCTGGCGCAGATGTTAAGCTGTACCATGCTGGTTCGACCAAGCTCACAACTAGCAGCAGCGGGGTGGTAATAACCGGATCTATTACGGCTGATAGCTTTGGCGGTGTGCTTTCTATTGCTGACGGATCAAGCTCTGCGCCCTCTTTAACCAATACTGGTAATACAAATACAGGATTGTTCTTTCCTGCCAATAATCAAGTAGGTATATCCGCAAGCGCAAGCGAGATAGTAAATATTAGCACCACCGGCGTTAAAATTACTCCATTTTCGGGAACAGATGCCCTTGTGCTAAATAACAATGACACGAGCATTGGTGATAATAATGCTATAGCTCGTATTATTGCTACCGCAGATGATCCTACCGCCGACCAAGAGGGTGCAGAAATACTCTTTTTATCTGCTGGCGCATGGTCAACAGATAGTTATCCGACTGAAATAATTTTAAGAACAGATAACGGTGGTTCCTTAACTAATCGTATGGTTGTTGGCTCCACAGGTGCAGACATCACTGGGACTATCACCAGCGATGGGCTGAATGTAGCTGGCGAAGGAATAATATCTAGCGCAACTACTGTAACAGACTTATCTAATCCAATTTTGCAACTTACTGGATCAAGCTATACAGCAAATGGAGTGTATGGAATTGGTTTTAGTTATAATACTGACGGTAGTGGCACCTCTCCAGTCTTTGCTGGTTATCAACTGACATCTGGTAGTGGAAACACAAAAGGAAATCTTGTATTTGGGACGAGGGATACAACAACCGCAGGAGACGTTCCCCTAATACGACAGAAGATAGCACCTAACGGCGACATCAGCTTCTACGAGGACACAGGCACTACGCCAAAGTTCTTCTGGGATGCGAGTGCGGAGAGTTTGGGGATTGGTAGTTCTACTATTTACGGTGACGGAGGCTCTACTCTAAGCCTTAGCGATGACTTGGGTGGAAATGTTGGGGGCCGTTTAGCTTTACATTATACTGGAAACTCTGGCTATGCTCAAATCTCTACTTCAAATGCAAATGATGTTGTAATTGATGCTGATAGAACAAATGCAGGCAGCAACACTAATATACAATTCCGCATCGACAATTCAGAACGCATGCGCATCACATCAGCGGGATCGGTCGGGATTGGCACGAGTTCGCCTACTGACTATGACGGAGAAGCAGACAATCTAGTTGTTGCATCTTCGGGTCACACTGGCATCACAATCGCAAGTACAGGGTCAAACCAAAGAACTAACTTATATTTCTCTGATGGGACGGTTGGGTCTGCTGCATATAGGGGTGGTTTTTCTTACGACCATAACGATGACAGTTTACTTGTAAGAACCGCTGCTGCAGAAGCCGCTAGGATAGATGCCAGTGGAAACTTGTTAGTAGGTAAATCCTCTACCGCAGTTAATACGCAAGGTATACAGCTTGGTAGCAATGGTAGATTTTATGCTACTTCTGACGGTGCTGAGAGTGCAGTTTTTAATCGTAAAACATCTGATGGTACTATTGTTGATTTTCGCAAAGATAACACCACTGTGGGGAGTATTAAGTCACGATCTGGCGTTGTATCTACTTTGATTCTTGACCCCCGATCAAACGGAGCAGGTTTGACCGCTAGTTCAAACACAATCATGCCAACTACAAATACAGGTTCGTTGGGAGGAGTCGTAGATTTAGGTTCTTCTGGAGGTTACGCATTTAGAGACCTCTACCTGTCTGGCGATATTACATTTGGTGACGGGCATTTCATCGGGGACGGTAATGGCGACAACCTAGAGATTGTATCTGGCGCTAGCGAAAACATTTTACTAAAATCGGCTGGGGGTATTATTTCGTTTAACGATGCCAGCGGCTCAAATGAGTATGCTAGGTTTGATCCTTCAGGCGGATTGCTGGTGGGTACAACGACTGAAGGTAGTGTTGACGCTGACAACCTAACAATCTCAGGTGACAACCGTGTGGGTATGACTATTAGAAGTGCCAACAGTGGCAGTTCTAGAATTTACTTTAGCGATGGAACGACTGGTGCAGCGGAGTATGTAGGGTACATTACCTACGACCACTCAGACAATCACATGCGTTTTGGAAGCGCTGCGGCTGAAACCTTTAGGATTGATGCCAACCAAAACTTGTTAGTGGGCAAAACAGCATTAAGTAATACCACGAATGGCACTACAATATCCCCAGGTATTGGTATTCAAAGTACCATCACAACAGCAAGCGGTGCATCTCAGAACCTATTCTTAAACAGACAAGATGCCGACGGAAATTTTATTGCGTTTAGAAAAGCAAACAGTCCTGTAGGAAGTATTGGGAGTAGTGCTGGTACAAATATGATAATGGGTACAGGCGCTACTGGTATCTATTTTAATAATGCGTCTCAATCCGTTCATCCGTGGAATATTTCTGCTAATCAAGCAAGAAGCGGGGCGATAGATTTAGGTCTAGCCGCACACCAGTTCAGAAACATATATATAAATGGCGGTGTATTCCTTGGCGGCACTGGGTTGGCTAATAAGCTGGATGACTATGAAACTGGAAGTTGGACACCTGTTGTTGTTGGATCAACGTCAGCAGGAACAGGCACATATCAATCCCGTGTCGGCAAATATACAAAGATTGGTAATAGAGTTCTAATTGAGGCGCAGGTATTTATGACAGCGCACACTGGCAGCGGAGCCTTTTTAATTAATGGGCTACCTTTTGCTAGCAGAAACGAGGCTCCCGGTGGCTATAATTTTGCAAGACCTCTCGCAACATCAAACAGTTATCTAAATGGCGCAGTCGACATTGTGGTTAATAATAATACAACCTCTTTGGTTCTTGTTCTTAACCCACAAGACGGATCGTCAGTTAGTAATTACGCTATTGATGGCTTATCAAGGATTAGACTTTCTGGGCATTACGATGTCGCATAATACCCCTGTTGGATTACAGGGGAGTCAGGTGGCAATACCGCCACGATAAACACAGGAGGCCAACATGGCGCTTACAGAAGAAACAGTTCAAGACAAAATCGAGATCGTGAGTGAACATAAATTCATTCAAGTCAGAACGGCCACGATTATCAAACGTGATGGCGTAGAAATTAGCCAATCGTTTTCACGTCATGTCGTTGCACCTAACGACGACATCACAGGCGAAAGCGCAGAGGTTCAAGCTATCTGTGCCGCAGTACACACACAAGCGGTTAAGGATGCTTATGCCGCCCATCTAGCCGCACAGGAGGTTTAACCTATGGCCGTAACTTACACTTGGACTATCCCCACCTGCGAACATGACATCGCAACAGGTGGCATTAACGTAGTACACTGGCGCTGCACTGGCGTAGACGGAGATCACTCTGCGTCTAGCTATGGCACTGTCGGGCTAACACCTGACCCATCTGCTGCTGACTTCGTTGCCTATGCTGACGTAACTGAAGCACAGGCTCAAGGCTGGGTCTGGGGCAGCGTATCGCAAGATGATACAGAAGCTGCTATCGCAACCAAGATCGACAAACTAATTAACCCAACTGAAGCCTCTGGAAACCCTTGGGCTGCTTAACTTAAACTGAAAGGAGATCATTATGACTGAAGAAAAAAAGGTCATTACGATTGACGAAATCGAGTACACTGAAGATCAACTAAGCGATGAGGCAAAGGTCTGCATTAATCATATTGGTTCGCTGGATCAGAAGATTGGTTCAGCCCAGTTTAATCTGACTCAGCTACAGGGTGGCCGTGAGTTCTTCATGGCACGACTGAAGACGGCTCTGGAAATAACGGAAGAAGAAGATGGATAAACGTACAGTGGCTTCGGCGCATGAGCGGATTGATGGTATTGAAAAAGAGGTGATTGCTATGCAGACAGAAATGCGAATCCAATTCAAAGATCTGTTTGGCCGGGTCAAGCGCATGGAAGCAATTATGATCGGAACAACAGGTTTTATCATCGCGCTCTTAGTTGCTGTTCTGACAAAGATGGGCTGACAAAATGATTGACCCTGTTACAGCGGTCGGTCTAGCTACATCCGCCTTTAATATTCTCAAGCAGGGAATATCTGCTGGCAAAGATATACAAGAGATGAGCGGAACCCTGGCTAAATGGGGTTCCGCTTTTTCTGATTTCCAATACGCAGAAGATAAGACAAAGAACCCTCCATTCTATAAGATGATGAGCGACAATAGCGCCAATGCTATCGAAATATTCGCTCAGAAAAAGAAGATGGAGTCCATGAGAAAGGAAATAAAAGACCATATATCATGGACTTACGGGCCAAGTGCTTGGAAGGAAGTCCTCGCCATCGAGGGGGAGATGAGAAGAATTAGGCGGGAACAGGCTTACAAAAAACAAGAGGCAATCGACAACACTATCAATTTTATTGTTGGTACGGTTATATTTTTGATTGCTTCTGCTGGTGTTGTCACAGGCTTTTATTATTTAGGCAGATATCAGGGCAAGTGGTAATGTGGGTGCTTGTTTGGTTGCAGCTTGCTGGTGGAGTTGCTCACTTCGAGGTTGGTCAGTACGCATCTGAAAATATTTGCTTTGAAGAAAAGATAAGAGCGTCCATACTTGTGACAAAGAACAACGAATATCTTTATTGTTTTAAAGTTAAGATAGGAGAAAGTGAATGACTGTAGCAATGGAAAGAGTTTTAGCTTGGAAGATGCTGCCCAGACTCATGATGTTGATGATGTCTGTGTCTGCTTGGAGGGTGGTCGAATGGTTCATGACGCTACCTGACCCCACAACACAGCAGTCTGCGCTTGTAAGCGTAGTTACAGGGGCTATGACGGGTGCGTTTGCAGTATGGCTAGGGCATGAAACATGATAGCTCAAATCATAGGCTCACTTGGTGGGCTTGCAACAACCTATCTCGATAGCAAAGCTGTCGTTAAGAAGGCTGAAGCTGAGACAAAGATGAAGGTAGCTACTGGCGAGATTAGCTGGGAGCAAGCTGCGATACAGGCAAGCGATGGCTCATGGAAAGACGAGGCTTGGACGCTTGCTTTCATAGCCATAATCTTGTGTTCGTTTGTACCTCCGCTCCAGCCCTATATGAAGGAGGGCTTCGCTAATATATCAGCTGCACCTGAGTGGTTTCAGTGGGCTTGTTTTGCTAGCATATCAGCTAGCTTTGGTATCCGTACAATGAAGGGGTTTAAGAAATGAGTTATAAGTTAGGTAAGCGCAGCCTTGATAGGTTAATTGGTGTTGATGAACGCATGGTTGCTGTCGTTAAGTACGCTATTGGTGTGACTAAGCAGGACTTCTCTGTGATCTGTGGGCTACGCACCATCGAAGAGCAGAGGGCTTTGGTTGCCAAGGGTGCTAGTCAAACAATGAAGTCAAAGCATATTGATGGTTTGGCTGTAGATCTCATGGCCTACATAGATGGTGGCAGATGGGAGCTTAATCTTTATGACGAGATTGCTGACGCTATGGCAGAGGGCGCTCGTGCTGCTGATATTCCAATTCGTTGGGGTGCAGCTTGGTCTGTGTCAAACATTGCTCAGTACCATGAGGGCAACATGGAAGATGCAATGAATAGTTATATTGATTTGCGTAGATCTCAGGGTCGCAGGCCATTTATTGATGGACCTCATTTCGAGCTTATGATTTAAGTATCGAGCGGGTGGTTCAACATATTGTTTGTTGGTTAACGTGCTACCGAATGCGCCAATCATTCACACGGCCACCCGCACGATCTTTCCTAGAATAAAATTCCTACCGCTGCCATAAGGCCAGCGCCGCTTACGAATCCTGCAAGCGCGCCGACCACGCCTGCAATCTCAAATTTCTTTTGCAGTTCTTCCTCGCTCATAACGCACCACCCACTTTAGTTTTATTCTTTGTGCTGCGTTGATGTTCTTGCCATTGCGCTGCGTAGACCAGCTCACGCTTGACGTTACAATCCAGGTCGCTGTGAAGTATGTCACGGAGCCGCTTCTTCAGTTTTCTTTTGTAATGGCCCTTTGAAGTATCTCGTTTAATGCGAACAGGGTTTCGAGTTGCTGCTGTAGGTTGTGCCGGTTTTGCTTCTTTGCGCTCTCGATCATGATTGATAGTTGACGTTGGCTTCGGGCCAATGCCTGCTTGCCTTCTGGGTTCATAGCTTTTCTGCCTTCCATCGATAAATTTTATTCCGTATTTTTTTGCAATCTTTACTACGGTTTTGTACGGTATCGACATTAGTGCAGATGCCTCTTTTTTTGTCAGCTTCATTTCGGCTGCTTTGATGCACTTGACAATATCTTTGCCGTTCATTTCTTTTTCCTTCCGTCCATCTCCCAGGTTATATTGTTCTTGCGGCAGAACGCGCTGAGTAAAGCTTGCGACATACCCAGCTTCTCCGCTGCTTTCATCTGCGTTACTTGCCCAGCCAGATCCTCGACCACGCCAATCAACTCCCGTTTCTGGCGTGACCTCATTTGCTTCCAGGTCTCCATCATTCTTTTCCTTTCTGTGCGCCCAAGATCTTGAGGCAATTCTTGTATCGCTTGTCGATCTCTTCTTTGAACCCGTCCGATAGCTTGTCGATTGACTGTTGGTTTTGCTCAATCAGTTCGCGCAGCATTGTCATGCGTTCCCGTGGAGGGATTGCAACTCCATCTTTGACTTCCAGTTTGGTATATACTGCGATTAGATTAATGAGATCGGCGGTAAACTTTTGCGCGTCCCACGATCCTTTATCGTCTCCAATGTGGTTCTTCAGTGTGAGCATATCCCCGGCTGGTGGTGCTGATGGCGGCTGCGTAGATTGAGCCTGCTGCTTTTGCGCTGCGGCCTTACGCGGTACAGCATCGATCTCGTTAAGGCTGGCGTATGTCCCGCCGTGCAAGCCAATGGATGCCAAAGCGCGGCCTATGGCGCTTGTCTCTGCGTTCTCCAGAGCGCTTGTTTTGTTGACGTTACCCTGTCCTCTGATCTCCTCGGCCATGCCAGATCCAACAATCATCCCGGCGCTGTTGGTGATCGCTGCTTTGATAACAACTCGCTTGCCATCATCCATCAGGATCTCGGTGTTGATCCCGTGATCTGTGCCGAATGCTTTGCGGAATGCTTCGACGCGCACAAAAACCTCTGTATATTTCTTGCCGCCGCGCTGCGTCACGCCGTGCGTGCGATTGAGATCGTTCACCTCGGCCATTGCTTTTTGTAGTTCGCTCATTTGATCCTCACTGTAACTGATGGATTGCCCATCTGATATTCGCAACCTGGCACAAGCTCCCCTGCGTCCATCTGTTTCTTGATTGCAGTCATGTCTGGCCTGACTGTGACTGTTGTTAATTGGCTTGGAATGTCGTGCTGATCTACGACCACAACTTTCTTGCGCGGCTTGGTGCGGCTGACTGTTGCCAGAGGGTGCTGGATCTTAGTCTGCCCCATTGCATCGAGCAAGTGACCGATCGTGATCGAGATCGCGTCCTGTTTGGCTGACAAACGCTTTGCTCTGGCGGTGTATGTCGCCGCCAACTCTTTCACTGACCCTTCGTAGATTGAGCATTCGGTGCGCTCTTGGATAAGCTTGCCCAAAATGTCCATTGCATCTGTCTCACCATCGAGCGTGTCAAGAAAGCTGTCTTGATCGTCGCCGGTCAATAGCCTAATTCTATCGGCCATGTCGCGGATCTCTTCAAATTTAATATACATATCGTCCTCCTGATTTTGTGACGGTCCAAATGATCTCGCCGTTGCCGTATTGGTTTTTATGACGCCGCCCGGTGTCTTCGATCAATTCCATTTCTTGCAGTTCCGTCAGGCGCGGTCTTATGCTAGTAATAGGTAGCCGCAGAGAGGCGCTTATCTGCTCCCCTGACCCTCCTCCCAGGGTCGATAGCGCGCGCAGGGTGTCCAACCGCCTGCCTGTGACCTTTGCGGCCACCTGGTGCGCCGCCGCGACTTCGGTATCTCCTGCCGCGCGGTGGTGCATCTTTTTGGTGTTCACTTCATAGATCTTCATCGTCTTGCTCCTCAAATACTGCGCCCTCTCCCTGGCACGTTTCACAATCAATAGGATCTTCGTATGGTTCCCCGATGTCACGGCTAAAACTTTGCACTTTGTAAGTGATCTCGATCATCTTGCCATCCCCATCGCATTCCGGGCATACCTTAGAAGCCTTTTCGCGCTGGTCTTGGAATATGTCTTTCACCTTGCCCATCACTTGTCCCCTTCTGGCTTCTTACTGGAACAATGTTTGCAATATTCTTGCGGCGCGGCTCCACATTTGCGGCAGGCTTCTGAAAGCTTCCTCATGTTAGACATTACAAAACCCCCGCAAAGAAAAATAAAAGGTAGAAGGTTAGAAACAAGCTCACCACTCCGACAGTATCTTTGACCCACTCTTTCCAATCGTTCATAATTACACTCCTCAATTGTGATTTTTATTAAAGACTAACAAAACATTTCCGATGACTTTGCTGCTAAAGCCGGTGACGTTCATCAACTTTTCAATGAAAAACTGTTCTAAATCGGCGCCGTTTTTAAACTCCGCCCGGTAATATGGCTCACCGTGTTTGTTGAACATTTTTTCAAAGTAGGTATCTAAGTGCTTGGGTGCATCGGACATACGCTCGACCATGTTTGTATAATTAACTGCCATTGTTTACTCCTTTATCAATCTCTAAACACAAGCTTTTTAGGCTGCTGGCGACTATCGTTTTATGATCGTTTTTATTAGCGAACCAGTTTACCATATTATACATACCGGGTTTTGAGCTATGTATAAGCCAGCCTTGATATTCCCAAGGATGTCGCAGATCGCCCTTGCGTTTGGTTTTTTTAAATTTGGGTTCCATCACGCTGTTTCCTTTTGACTTAGTGATGCGCCCGAAGGCGCACTGCAAAATCAAATCAAGTAGGCTGGGCCGGTCCATGTAACACCTTTGAAGTTACCCTCGATGATGTTGCCCCGCGCCCGGTTCCGTGTTGGCGTTCCCCAACCGGCAGGGTAAAGGATGTCACCCTTCTTGAACTTGGGATCATCATCAACATTAACAATGAAGCCCCAAACGGAAGACATTGGAGTGCCTCCATTCGCTTTCATGATCTTGATGTATTTTTTGCCAACCTTAAAACCCAAGCCGCTGTTGAAACTGTCGATCATCTTTTCCTTTATGTCATCGTCAGTCCACATTCTCCAGCCTGCATAATCAGCTTTAATATAGTCGATCAATTCTTGTATCTGCTTTTCCATTTTCTTTTCTCCTATACCTTGAATATCTGATCTTGACCGACTTTGATGTGAGTCTCACTGGCGGGAAACCAACCAGTAAACTCCCACTGGTCGATCATTGCTTTCGCGCCACGCAAGGTCTGAGCCGCATCGGTCGCGCCGCTTTGACCGGGAGGGAACATTAACCAGATCTTTTCTTCTGGAAAATACTCGATGATCCATTGAGTGTATCCATACTTACCAGGACCAAATTTCTTGACCTTAGCCATTTTCTTTCCTCCTAACAAATCCGCATTACTTGACCGGCTTTCGCCGCATCGATCCAGGCTTGCTGCCTAGCCTCGTCGTTGGCTTTGATCCGTGCCAACAAACTATCTTCGTAAGCAAACTCCCGCAAAGCATCCCAGCTGTCAGCCAAGCTTTTCTCAGCGATGATATCCTCGATGTCAGTCTGCCGCTCACCGGGCTGGCTGTTGTCGCCATTGTCGAACAAGTCAAACATTGCGGCGTCTTTCTGAATCTTAGCCATTATGCGGCCTCCTCTTTGATTTTGTTGGCGATAGCTTCCGCCTGATTGAACATTGCTTTTGCGTCACCGTCATTGGCGAAGCCCTCTTCGCTGGCAAAGTCCATGCTACTCAAGAAGTAAGCATTTTTATATTCGTGGTTGACCATGAAGAAAGCCAAGAAGTGCTCGTTCTCACAGAAGCAGTCATTGCCGTTTACAACAGCCATGATCCCGCCGTTTTTCGCTCCGATAAATTCAATAGCCATTTCCGATTCCTCTCTTGATTAACTTACTCCTAATAGATAAGGTGATATCACAATAACAGTCAAGGGGTAAATCAAACTTTTTTTAAAGTATCTGATAACCGATTGAAAGAAAAGGAAAGAAAGTTGAAATATCAAACCAAAGAAGAGGCCAAGAAGGCGCTCGTTGTTCGATTGCCTGCCGGGGTCAAAGCCCGATTAGATAGCGCTTCGCAGTCGCAGGGGATATCGCAAAGCCGGTTAGCTTCTGAGCTGATATCAGAGGGATTGAACCAATCTGTAAGCCTGGAGGCGATCCTTGATGATGTCGGCGTCGTGATCGAGGATGACACCGATCAGACTGACATTGAAACGTGGCTCAATCGCATATGACTACGACATATATATGGCTACCAGGTCAACCGATCGGCAAAGGTCGGCCCAGGTTTACTCGCACGGGCAGAGTTTACACGCCAGAGAAAACGCGCAGATATGAGCATCGTCTGGCCGGTACTGCATCAAATTACATGATGCTGCGCCAGTTAGAGCCGACAACAATGCCATGTCATATGGTTATCAAGGCCCAATTTGAAATTCCGAAAAGCTGGACGAAAACAAAGAAGGCGGCTGCTGCGGCTTATGAGATATTACCCGGCAAGCCTGACATCGATAACATTGCCAAGATTGTAATGGATAGCTTTTCGGGCGTGGTGTTCGAGGATGATGCCCAGGTGTACGATCTAAAGGTTGTCAAAACTTACGGAGATCCATGCCTGTTGACAGAAGTCACTTGCTCGAAGTGGTAACAGAAACGCCCCTGCAATTTCTTGCAAGGGCGATAGGACTGGGTTACATTGAAAGAGCCAACAACAATGCAGGGTCAGAATATACAAGCCCTGCCCAAATGAAAAGGGTAAAACGATGTCACATTACATGACTGCACTTGCAATGCAGCAAAAGGGATTGAAGCCAGCAACTAAGGTTGTCTTGTATTGGCTTGCAGATCATCACAACAGTGAAACAGGTTTGTGTTTCCCAAGTCTAAGCATACTAGCAGAGGAATGTGATTTAGATCGATCAACAATTATCAGGCATATTGTGATTTTAGAGGGCAAGGGGTTGCTCATGAGAGTAAACCGCAAGCGTAAAAACGGATCTACAACTAGCAACGGATATCAATTATTGCTAGGAAAACAACCCGTCGGAAAATACGACCCCCCCCGTCGCAAAATGCAACCCCCCCCAGTGGAAAATTGCGACCCCCTTAACCTTGGAAGTAATAACCTTGGAAATATAACCATTAATATAAACACCATTTTCGATTCGATGTGGGAAATGTATCCTAAGAAAGTTGGTAAGGGTACAGCAAGGAAGGCACTGGCCAAGGCATTGGCAAAAGCTCCAGTCGATCAGATCCAACATTCGCTAGCACTCTTTGTCCGTTACTGGGGACAGCAAGACAAGAAGTTTATGCCACACCTGGCAACCTGGTTGAACGGTGAGCGCTGGGACGATGAGATTCAGCAGCCGTCTCTCCAGGACATGACAAGCGACCAGCAGATGCAGGCCATTCTAGGCTCACTGGCAACAGACAGAAAGATGATTCAATGAACTACGAGCAGAGAACCAAAGCAATCGGAGCATGGCTACAGAAAGAGTTGCAGTCGTATGACGTACCGGCAAACCACACGCCAGAACGAGCAGCAACCGAAATGACCGCAATGGTTGAAGACATCAACTCAGAGATCGTCAGCAACATAAAC